TTTCTCAGCTCAACGAAAATTCTAAATTTACCGATCAGAATTACGAGGGTAGTAATCTATCATCGGTGATTGATATCATAGCATTCAGCTATCACGTATTGCTTTTTTATCTAAATCAGACAGCAACCGAAAGTCAGTTCTCTCAATCATCGATCTACGAGAACATGAACCGCATCGTTAATGTTATTGGATATAAACCAACTGGTAAACAGACATCACTACTATCTTTGAAGTGTGTTGCCGACTCGGAACTTCCAGTTGACAGTTATTTCTTACGAAAGTATGGGTATTTTCTAGTTGATAATATTCAATATACCATCAATGAGGATTTATTCTTTGAGAAATCTACAACCGAGAGGGAAATCATCGATAGTATCACCAACAATTTAATTCTCTTTCAAGGAACGGTTGGGGAATACCCAATTTATCAAGCAGATGGTGTCGATTTTGAGACATTTCCAATTATAGTTGATAATATTGTAGATTCTTCCGATGCTAGATACATTTCACATGGAACTATTACTATATATGTGAAGGAATTGGAGAGTGGTGTGTGGAAGAAGTATTCAGAGGTGGATAATATGTTCTTAGCAGAACAAAATTCCAGAATTTATGATTTGAGACTTAATGAAAATGGACACTATGAGGTAAAATTTGGTAATAATGTTTTTGGGAAAAAATTAACTCGTGGGGATGAGGTAGCTGCCTATTATATTCTATCAGACGGTGAAAGTGGGATCATTTCACCGAATTCCATTGATGGTAACAAGCTATTCAATTTTAATAGCTCCAGATTCAATGAAATATATAATGATGTCGAGAATGCTTCAACGACTTCAACTAATATTAATATATCTAATATATCATTACTTACATTTTCGAATCCTCTAAACTCTTCACCCATTTCTGAAGCTGAAACAGTGGATGAGATTAGAAAGAACGCACCATTCTTAATATCATCACAAATTAGATTGGTGACTGAATCTGATTATGAGAAATTTATCATGAAAAGTGTGTCGAACCTTGTAAGTTCGGTTAAAGTGGTTGATAATGGTAGATTTATATCTGAATATATACAATATTTTTATGATATATGCGTTGATCCTAATAAGTCGAATGCTATTTTGATGAATCAGGTTAATTTTGCCGATAGCTGCGACTTCAATAATGTTAATATATTCACAGTTCCATTTACCACTATATCAAGTGATGGAAGTTATCCCGATTTTCTCTCTGAAAGCTTTAAGAATTTAATCTTTGACCTGACTGAAGATAAAAAAATGATAGGTCATGAAGTTATTCCCAGAGATCCAGTGTATATGGCCTTTGATATTGGATATACTGACGGGGAAGTATCTTCTGATATCTCTAAGTCATCTAAAGTAGTGGCCACGAGAGATAGAAACAATCAAATAAGTAGTGAAAAGCTTAAGAAGAGTATAAAGGATGTGATTATCGATTTCTTAGCCTTTGAATCAAATGAATTGGGTCAGAAAATGGACTTAACCAGTCTTAATAGTAGAATTCTATCAATTGAGGGAATTCGCGGTGTAAAGACTGTCAATGTGGATGGGGGCGGTGATTTCAATGGCATATCATTTGTTTCTTGGAATCCGATATACCCCGGTTCTGACGATTCTATTGTCACGCAGAACACGACACTATCATTTTTCAAATTTCCATATTTATATAGTCCCAATTCAATAATCAATAACATAGATATCATAGATGAGTGAAGGTAATATAACTTTTGTAGACTTCAGTGTAACCAATTTCAATGGATCTCCATCTCTGAGTTCTTACGCGCTACCTGAAACCCCTCTGACATTTATACCAGATGTGATAATTGGTGATAATGATAAGGCTTTTTGGGCTTGGGGGGATGGAACTACGTCATATTCCCTAACTGCTAATAAGTATTATGATATTCCCGGTCAATACACTGTCAATTTCTCAATACTGGATTGCTTCGACAATGTTTTAATATCTTCACAGTCTAAAATTATTACAATTGTGGATTATATCCAATATACATTCAAAATCAGGGGATACGTGAGTCTATATTTTCAACCTGATGGAGAATCTCTATTCTTTTCTCCTTCGAGTGATGCATATACATTCGAAAGTGGTAATATAATCGATTTAACCAATGGATATATTGGAGGTCCGATAACGATTAATACTTATTATCCACCATATCAACCTCCATCTGACGTATATGTGGACGTTTTGAGTAGCGGTAGTGTTGACTATTACTCAATATCATCTAGGAAGTATGGACATCTACAAAATACATATGGAATATTCGATAGTTTATATAATTACTCGTTGTCAACTTATCAATTTAGGGAGATTGATCGAATTCGATCAATAAATAGTGAAATTTTTGCAAAAAAGGGAACATCTGGTGGACTTATTCAATGTTCCAAGGAAGATGTCGGGTCATTTTATGTTGGACTATCGGGATATAAGGAATTCTTTGTCAAGGATGACACTGTGAATGAGTCGGTATCCTTCGATTTCTATTTTGATAAGACCAATTCATACTTTAAAGACAAATCCGACTCATTTAACAATTTGGGTATAACTCTTTCCGCCGAAATTAGTCCAGCGTCTGCCTCTCATCTGTCGATCACTACAAATGGTTTAGATGGAGAGGGAACCCCGATCACCTCGTTTCATATTGGAGAACATAAATTTTCCAATACCAAAATTCCATTTGTGGTGAAAATAAAGGATTATTATAACTTTTCAATTAAGAATTTCCCAAATATTGAAATAGGGGATATGACATTTTCCGTATTATCATCTGATAATATTATATCATCTGAATATTATACGATATCTTCTCTAAATTCGACATTATCATCCGATCACTTTGGATCGTTTAGGGGGTATATATCATTCAATGACCTATCTGATGTTTCTCCCACAGTTGATATTAAAATTGGGGTAGTATTGCCCACCATTAGCGATGAGTCAATCTCATACTCTCTCTCAGGTGAGAGTAATTCATTCTCCATTTACCCCAAAGAGTATTATGAATTTTATAAGAAGAATGAAGACTTTGGATTTTCTGAAAATTTGAAGGATATGAGATTCCAAGAATTTCTTTTGGACGATGGTGTATTATTTGATGATTTCCTCGGTAGTATTTTTGGAGGTTCTGAGTCGTCCTATGACACACTTGGTAAGAAAATATACGAAAAAATATCAAATTTTACGGAAAACATCTCTGATGTTGATAGATGTGAGATATTTTCTCTATTATCTCAGATGGAAATGCTCAACGTTGATAAGAATGTGTATAATTCAAGCCTAGTTAGATATCCCGAGCTAGTTAAGAGAATTATCAACATGGCCTCTATTAATAAAAATAAGATTACGGGATCTAGTAATAAATTTTCAGAGAATTTTGACATTAAAGGTCGCACTTCGAAGGAGGTATATGGGACGAATATTGGAAATGAGATAGATATCAATACATATATTATCACGGCGGGTAATCATGTGGTAGCCTTGGAAAAATTTAGTGGTAATTATACACTATTAAACAGTTTTCAGCCCATCTCATCCGTTGGGAGTGCTACATATCCAATTTCGTCGTATTCCGGTGATTGGGGTTGGCCATTGGTTCTGCCACCATCTTCACAATTTACTGATATTAGTAAATATTACACATTTTTTGAATACGTTTCGGGTTATGAAGGATCGGTCAGTGGATTTTCAATAGATTTTGAAAATTCCGGTAGCACTATACCACTATCAGCTACCAATTCCGAGTTATTTGATGGGGGTATATTCGAAAATATGATAATTGATAAGTTCACAAATACTCTCAGACTTAATTAGGGTTAAATAACATCATGGCAATCAAAGGAACCTCTCCATACTCTGTTACAATCGCTCCAAGTAAGATTGATTATAACCTGAACCCCGACCAACAGATGGCTCAATTTAAAAAGGAAGAAAAGGAAGCTCAAGCTCCTAATTCTTTACCGTATGAGCTACAAAAACTTCCTGATTACTTTGCCGATATGGTATCTTCCGGCTTTCAAGCTGGTAAAACCCTCGAAACCGTGTTAAACACTCCAAATATGGAAAATAAGGAGGAATTATTCAAATTAAAGAAAAATTTGGATAAAATCGTGGTATATCTGATGACAAATGTTGATAATATTTTGGAGAAGAGTACAATTGGATACGACTTAGGGGAAAGGGATTGACTTTAATAAAAACTAGGTTATCGTGTTGTGACAATGAACGGACACGCAAAATTAGCAATTATAGGAATCTTAATATCGACTGGACTTGCCTTTGGAATTAATCCCCTATTACCATTTTGGAATATATTCGCCATATCAGCGGTGGGATTCCTCGGTATTTGGTCATGGAATAATATAACAAAGATCCAGACCGATGACATGGAGAGTGCTTTAATCGAATCCGATGAGGCAATTCAAAAGTTTGAGGGGGATATAGTCG